TCCACCAATCTTTGGGATTCGTTTCTTCCACTTATTATAAATCTCTTTTCTATTCTTATCAGTAATGATACCATCATCCACCAATGAATCTAAGTAATCATCAACCACTTTTTGATAGGGTTGTTTGATGGTTTTTGCCTTTGAATACAATCCGTGGATATTAGCATCTACCTCCTTTGGTAGTAAGAAGTATTTGTAGTACAACTCAGGATTAGAACGAATCTTTTGCCTCATTGCCTTATCACCTCTCATTATCTTAGATAGTTTAGCTGAACCAGAACCTCTGCCATGTGTTACGTGTTCTAATTCATGTCGTACCAAATCTCTCAATACAGGTTGTATCTTTGAGAAAACCCTACCACTCTCAGCATCGTTTGGGTGGATTCCTATGATAACTTCTATCTGTGGAAATTCGTCATCTTCAGCATTACCATCAATATAGAACTTACCTTCTTCCACACCATCTTCACTTATAGCTAATTTCAAATCCACATCAACATCGATTCCAGCTTTATCATCTGAAAAATCACCAACGTAAATGGCTCGAGATTCAGCTTCGAACATATCTGATAAATCCTGAGTTGGGATTGGGTCTTTCCTCACTTCGTAACCCTTATACTTTTTGGGTTTCTCCTGAGTACCACTACCACCAATAGCACTTCTCATAGCTTTGAAAATTGCCTTATTGATAGTTCCAGTCAACCTATCGTACATACCTTCTAATAATATATTCTTTAACTTTATCACTCTAATATACGAATTTTTTATCAAATATCCAACTTTTGGTCGGGTGTTTTGAAATCTTTTTTTCTCATTACTGTCTTAGCAATTGCTTTGTTTGCCTGCTTCATAAATGGAATGTTGATGTTAGTTCTATCATCTACTGCCACTACTGAGTTGTATTTGTTTAGGAACTCAACGAAATCTTTCTTATGCCTAGATAATCGTTTGAAGAACCCAATCAACTCTGCTGAGGTAATCTCTTTTCCATTTCGAGGGTCGTTTAGTCTATCGAAAAAGTGTTTGTCGGTGATTACCACATCAACTGGATTGAGTTTCTTATCTGCAAATGTATCAATCTTCTGAAGGTCTCCCATTGGGATTTCGTTGATTGTTGATTCGGGAATTGGTTTCAATCCATTTTTGATTCTGAGTTTATTCAACTCTTGCTTAATCTTTTTCTGCTTTGGAGAACCAGGCATTGTTTTCATTGCCTTACTGAGTAACTTCATCATCTCTAATTGGTCGTTACCTTCTTTCTTCAATCTACTCTTTTCTCTACGAGCTCTATTTTTAGATTCATCTTCGAATCCAACAATCTTACCACCTTTGTGAGATGCATCCTTTCCATCACCATTTCCGTAAGTACCCTTTTGTCTATTGTACTTGTTGAGTTCGGCTCTGTACTTCTTTGCTTTTTCAGATTTTCCGTACTTTTCGTACTCCTTCTTATAATCTCGTTTGGAGTCTTTTTCTTCAATAGGATTGTATCCTCTAACGTACTCTGCCTTTTCTTTTTCAGATTTCTCACTAAGACCAAGTTCTTTCTCAATCTCTTTATACTTAACATACTTCTGAGCAATCACTCCGTTTTTTCCACTTGGTGGTTCTTCAATATATATACCTTTACGGCCTGGCTTATAGTTCCAATAATATTGGTTTACTACTTCACCGTCTTTCTTTTGGTCGTGAACATTAACTACTTTTACTTTGGAGTAATCATTTCTAAAATTATGAAACCACGAACGAACAGATGATGTAGTTTTGAGTCCTCTTTCAAGCACATTACCATTTTCATCTGTAATGAAGTAACGACCTGGCATTGGTTTACGACGCATAGCAGCAAGTGCTGATTTAGACCAAACACCCTCTTTCAATCTAAACTTCAATAGGGGTTTACCATTGATTGTAATATCACCTTTTTCATTCTTATCGATTGATTTTACTACTATTGGTTTATTTTTGAATTTACCACCCAAGACAGTATCACCAATTTCAATCGGAATTGTGATTGCTTCTCTAAGTCCAGATATTACTTCGTTAATCGATTTAGAAATCAAACTATACAACTTAATAGCGCTTGTAGCACTAAGATGTATTCTGTAGACTGGTAATTTAACATCATCACCCCACTTATAGATTGCAGCGCCCCATCTATGGTGTCCATCCACAATGTGGTTATCTTTTGATATGATTAGGGGTTTCATTGATTTAGGGGAACTAAACTTACTTGCGATTCCCTTAACCTTATCGGTGTATAGTTGTTTTTGGGATTTCTTTAGTTTAGAAGCACTGATAGTTTCTTTGGATACTCGTACCTTATCAGCAACCATATCCAATGCCTTACCCAAATCTTGGGTCTTTACTTGTGGCATATCTTTTCTATCAAAGTTTGGCATTAGTCCCCAATATCATCTGATGTATTGGGTGTATCATCCAATCCATCTTTGCCATCTAAGTAACTATAAACCGATTTCAGATAATCTTCAGCAAGAGTAATTTTAGCAAATACCCAACCATCAACATCCTCTACACCACTTTCTTTCATTTTTCTGTAAATACCCATAGAGTATTTATTTGCTCTCTCAAGTGATGCGAATGTCATCGAGACTTGCGAATCATCAACTTCTTTAAGGGATTCTGATACCCTTTGTATCTCTTCACGTACTATTTCTCTGATTCGTGATTTATTAGTTCCTTTCAATGGAACATCATTGTACTTCTTTTCGAGAAGTTCTATCAACTTTTCAAATTTATCCATTAGAGTCCTCTTAGGTTAAACGCTGCGTTTTGAGCAAGTTTATTCCTTCTCAGTTGTTCTAACTTAAATTGGCGTAAACCCTCATTCATGTCTCTGTTGTAGAGCTCTTTGTTTTTGGGGTTACTAATCCAATCTTTCCACCCATATTCTCTTATACCATTCATATAGATAAATATGGAGTTGTTTCTAATAAATGATTATTTTTGGCGTTTTCCTTTGTGAGAGTCGATTCTATCTAAGATTTCATTAAGTAATTCGTTCTTAATGAATCCCGCCATCGATGCGTTCTTTAACGCTGATACCATTTGGAATACCATAAATGGTGCTAATATTGTTTCAGATAACCAAGATGTTCCTTTGAACCCTAATTCGATTGATAGTATTACTGTAAGAATCAATTCCCATGCGAATATATTCTTTAATACTCTAAGAGCTTTATATGTTTTAAATCCCTCACGCTTTACACCGGCGATTACACCAAAGAATCCATCTAACAACAATACCGATATTATTGCTAAGTATTGTTCTGAGTTTCCCATTGTGATATCCATTAGATATGACCCAATAAACCCACATATTGCTGATAGACCCATCCCGATTGATAGGTAAGTATTGTTTAAAAATATCATTTTTTGCTCTACTAATTTCATTACTTTAAAATTGTGAAGAATGTTTTATTTCATCTATAGTTTTCTGTAACTCTTCCAAGTTAACAGGACATTCTAAATCTAAACCTGCTTTAAAACTTTCTTCCAATATACCATCTTTAAAAATCAAAATGGTTGGTGCCATTCTGATTCTGTATTCACGTTTGACCTCAGGTGATGTTGAAATATCACATTTATAGTAGTGAGTTATTCCTTTAAGTTTATTCCAATCTTCGAAGGAGTTAACATCATTAAATTTAGCCCAAAATTCAACAACAACTATAGAAACATCATCATTTCCAAATGGTGATTTTTCATGTATCTTAGTATCAAAGTCGTTATCACCTATCCAGTCTTGACCATAACTATAGTTAAAACTTAGAAATAGTAGTGCAACTATTAATTTTTTCATATACTTACCTTATCTTTGTTGTAACTCGTACAACCTCTCATCGATTTTATCAAGTTGTGATTTTATATCCTCAACATCGTCTTGAGTATCCATGATGGTTTGTCGAATCAGTTCATCTTTCAAATCATATTCCGTTCTATCAATCACTGGTTCGGGAAGATTTTTTGCATCTTCAATATCAGCTTGTAATGCGAACCACATACCCACTATGGTTGCCACACCCGCCAATATCATCCCTATTGTTTTAAGGTCTAATGTAACTTGTGTTTCTTCACTTAACTGCTTTGCCATTATATTCCCTTATCTAAATGTGTAATTGAAACCAAATGTTGAGTAGAACATTTCAGTATCCCAAAATTTAGTATATTCACCTTCTACAAAAATTCCAAAACTTTTACTTACTCTCCACCCAATGTTTCCACCGAATTGAAAATCATTCCATTGTTCAAATTCAGAATTAGGTTTTAGTCCACCTTTACCCCAATTGTTTCTATTACCATAATCGAAGTCGTCATCACCCATAACATATCTATGGTAAGGTAGTAACCAATTACCATACATATGAGCCCAAAACTTTGAATCATAATGGTAGAAGTCAAAACCTACAACAGGTGAAACCAAACCAAATGTTCCCAATTGATTCCAAGCATTATTATTGAATTCGTTGATTAAATCTCTGAATACACCATCTCTAAACTCCAAATCAGAATCAGCAACTCTGTCTCCACTTGGATTTAACCAGAACCAATCATTTACAGTAATTGTTTCTCCTGTAGTTGGGTCAGTCCATGTAGATGTAAAATATTGGTCTGTGTATCCCATATCATATCCCAATGTGTACCAAGGATTGACTGGATATCCATCTTCATCTTCTTCATTTACCCAAATTTCAAATGGATTATAACCATACGCTCTTTGGTGTGTTCTGAACATAGCCCCAGCCGATAAGGAGAATTTATTACCAATTGGTAATCTTGCTCTTACTTCTGCTGACTTATAATCAAAATCAAATAAACCCTGAACTCGCTCTTCTAATTTGATAATGTGGTGTTTTCCAGTATGTCTTAGAAAGTATCTTGCGTTTTCCCAAGTCTCACCCCTCTGACGTTCTTTTTCCCAATGGAATAGATACTCAAAACCACTAACTGCTGATGTTGGTGCGGATAGTGCTATTTGTCTTTCTCTGTTTTGGTTACCAGTCCAAAAGTTTCCCGGCTTTCTCTCATAATCAAATCTAGCTAATTTTCTAATACCAAACCCTATTCTGTAATCAAACGGGTTGTATTCAGTTCCATCAACTACAACTGGAATACTATAAATGTTACCATTATCATTGGTTCTTACAAAGTATTCCTTTCTGGCTGGTTCGTATGAATTACTGATATCGCCAGATGCATATACCGTACCATACTTTAGAAAATCTTTATATAGTAAACCCAACAAAGTTGGCTCATCGGTAGTATCATTTTGTGCATGTGTGCCTAAAGACACGAATAGACACGTTAATATTAATATTAATTTTTTCATTTTTTCCCCTCTTAATCGCTTATTTTTTTCCAGCGAATTTTTCTAACCCTGCGATTCCGAATGAACCTAACGTTACGAATACAAAAGAGTTGTAAATAAACTCTTGAACTACTAAATCCTTACCAAAATAACCAGTAATTAAATCTGCCAAAGCAAACAATACCATTACTGCAAATGATAGAAACCCGATTACGTTCTTTTCGTTTACGTCGTTTTCGTCTTTGAATATATCCTTAAAAGCCATCCAATTTCTCCTTATTTTTTGAAACATTGGAACTCCTTTTAAAACTTTTTTTGATTATACTATTTCACATATAAATAGTTCTATTTCATAGAAACTATATGTTTATGTATATAGTTTTATTTTTTATTTTGGTCTTTTGCGTTTTCTAACTCTAACGCTCTTACCTTATCTCGTAAACCATCAACTTCTTTTTGAAGATACTCGATTTTCAAATCTTGCTTAGCATCATCAGGCAAAGCACCCATTTCACCTCTCGGCCATTTTACTCTAAATTCGTGATTTAGTTCCACATCATCTTGCATTCTCAATACATCTAATTGTAATTGACCAATCTCGGCTTGTAAGGTAAACCACACGCCCGCAATAGAAATAATACCCGCAACCATACCAATTAGAGCTTTAATATCTAATTGTACTTTTGATTTTTCGTTAAGTGCCATAATAGTATCTCCTAAATTATTATTGGGCGAAACTGATTACGTGAAACTAAGTTATAACGAAACTAACATATCTAATAGTTCCTGCTGTGGGAACATATCGAATTTATCTTTTCTTGTGTTGGTATGTGTCCACACACCCTTTATTCTTCCGTAGTATGCATCTTCATTAAACTCAAATGCATCTGCACCTTTTTCTTTAATCAATGATGGTAATCCTGCTCTGATATCGATACCATCTCTTTCACCAATCCAAAGTATCCACAATCTCAGTGCTTCAATTTGGTCATCGGAATATCTGTGCCAAGTTTTGAATCCTCTGAATGGTTTATCCAATTCAACCAATTGTGATTCGTGTACTCTGGTTCCCGCATAAGTTTTTCCATCTTTAACGTAACCAAAGTTACATACTTCGATACCTACTGAATGTGTATGCATATGTTGTGAACCATTCTTTCCCAAATGCCATCCATATGCACCTTCTGGAAATGCTTGAACCATTACACCATCGTATGATTCATCGTTTCCCTTTACTGATGGTCCGCCCAATACAAATTCAGTTGCAACAGCACCACGAGAATCTCTACCCCATTGGTCTATACAATTGTATGGATTGTGCCATCCAGCAGTATGATGTAAGAAACAATATTCTTTATTTGTTGGGCCTGATTTATATTCCCCAACTGGAAGGAAATGTCTGTTTACGATTAAACCATTTTCCGTTTCATACGCCTTTTCAGAATCATCAGTAGTAGCGATACCCATACAATCCCAAGTGGAAGGACCAACAATACCGTCAGCAACCAGACCGTTGATTTTTTGAAACTCTTTAACTGCGGCCTCAGTTCCTTTACCAAAAATCCCATCTACTCCAATCCCAAGAAATTCTTGTAATAGTTTTACTTCATTTCCACGTGAACCAACTTTTAATAACATTTATTTCCTCCATTACTTTTTCTTTCTACCAGCACAATGTGCTTTTTATGAAAATCCCTTTGGATTATTACAATCGATACTCCGCTTGTACTTATCACTCCACTCTTCATCTATCTTTTTGATAAGTTCCTCTAATGCTACCTCAACTTTGTTAGGTAAATTAGATTGCTTAGTATCAACAAAATCTTTCACATCTTTTGTTTTCATTGATTTAGCTGCATCCTTCACATCTTGCGATACATCTGAAGGTTTTACATCACCCTTTTTAAGAGCGTAAACCAAACTCATAAACTTTTGCTGTGCTTTTGATTTTGCTGGCATAATAATCCTTAGTGTTCTTTTGTATAAGTATTATTCAGGAAGAAAAACATATGCCATTGGTACAACCCATTCTCTATCAAATGGGTCGGCAAGTTTAATTTCTTGCTTTTTTTCGTCTACTGATAAAACTATCACCCTCTCTCCAACCGGCAGGCAGCCGTTGTGATTGGTGAAGGTCATCTTCATTCGTGTTTTTTGTCTTTCCATTGTTTTTTCTTTTTATTTTCTCTCGTCCACCATGTAGTTCATCCAAATCATCCCACTCGTCGGATGCATAATCGCTCATCCTAATCTTACCCATGTGTTCCTTTTTTTGTATAATTAACGGATTATATTTAGCTTAGATATCACATCCAAAAATTGTTCTGGTGTGTATTCTTTACCCTTTTCATCTTTAATTTTTATCTGTTCGAGAGTATCAGGGTACTTATGAACCATTCGCTGGAATATCTCAAATCCCTGCTCTGCCCAAAAGTTTTTGAACGAGGTTTCACCCAATACATTTGTAGAGTATTGTACCCCTTCATCTTCATCATCTGGTAGTAAAATGTAGTACATCATAACGCATATAAATACGTTAGTTTAAACGAATTAATGAATTTTCGTAAGTTTTGACCTTATTGATTGTTATCTCAAATATATCTAATTCGAACTTCCCAACCTCAATTTCATTAGACTCAAGTATGGCAGATAGCTGTTGTATGGTGTTATATGAATTTTGGGTAAATTTATTTGCGTCAAACCTCAAAATTATATCAGAATCCACCCCATCGTTGTTAATTCTTTGAGTTAAATCATAATCCGTATCAGGTTGTTCTTTCTGAATATACTCATCAATTTTACTCTGTTCGATATCCACATAGATGGTATCACACCACGGTTCAAGCATACTAAGGATAATCTCATTAGCATTGAATATTCTGAATTGTACATCATACTTAGGTGGTACAATCGGTTTCATCAAACTATCATGTTTACAATAATGTCCCCACTTTCTAAGGAAGTTTCGAGTAGAACGTTGATTCTGAGTTAACCACTCATCAGTTTCTCTGTTCTTCATAAACACTTCACCATTTGGATTTC